TAACTTCCGCGTTATCTCACAGCTTTGGAATGTCTATTTGCACAATAGCAAATGTGAGCCAGCCTCACAAGACCTCAACTCCGTCGACGTTGCAATCATGATGTGCCTCTTCAAAACAGCACGCTTGATGACCAATCCCAAGAACATGGAGAACTGGCACGATCTTGCGGGCTATGCAGCGTGTGGCGGTGGGATAGTAATGAAGCAGTTAGAAGAAGAGAAACAACAGTACTAAAAAGAAAACCCTCCTTGTTAATTCAAGGAGGGTTTTTTGTTTTTCCGTTTATTACCGCAAGCCACTCATTCCTTCTATCAAACTCTTTCGATACTTATCTTCTTGTTCCCTTATCAGATACCTTCTAGCAGTCTCACTTCCCAATCCCTGCTCAGTGCCCTCAAGCCAGCTCAAGTATCTTGCCGCCTTGAGAGGCTGTCTCTCCAACGAGGGCATGATAGCATTCTGAGCAGTCTTCAATTTTCTAATCCGGCTCGCATAGTCTTCTGGTGTCGTTGCTTGCTCACGCGCGCGAGACACCAAAGAGAATGCCTCTTCGCCGGTCTGTGGGGTAATCTCGCCCCGCTCGAATTCCCTCTCACTTAGATTACTATAGTTTACAGCAAACGCGCCGCCCTTACTCGGCATGCCCGTCAGCTCGTCATACAACCGGCGCCGACGACGATCATCATAGCGCAGATTCTCATCTTCGTCCAGCCAGTTCCGCGCAAGCCGCGCAACCTGCAAATGTCCGATCACGCTATCCTGCATCAAAGTCTTCAGCACCAAGCCAAAGTCTTCACCATCATCAAGCGCCTTCGTTGCAGCCGCCACGCGCTTTGATACGTCATAGATCGCATCCAACGCTGGCATCGTCGCCACGCCCTGCGCAGTTCCGCCCGCTGTGGTGTCAATAACCATCTTAGCAACGTCTCCCGCAAAGCCGAACGTGCCGAGCTTCTGAGCCATCGTCAGGAGTTTCTGCCCGAGAAGCTGTCCACCGTCAGCGCCAAGTTGTCCTTGATTCTGCTGCATCCAGCTTTCAAGCTCATTCCAGTTGATGTCACGTCCCTCACGGTTATTGATCCATTCCTGCACAGCGGAGACAGCGCCGCCGCCCAGCACGCCAATCAGCATCTGTCCGATCAGCGGCTTGACATTACCCTGCATCGCGGGGCGCAGAGCATACTTGACAAACGAATCATACTGTCCAATGCTCCACTTGCTCCATGTCAGATAAGGCGCAGCAGCACCTTCGAGAACAGAGGCGGGAAGTTGTCGCATGTCATAAGAACCCTGCAGCAAACGTCCAACTTGCGCCGCGAGATCAGCGTCCGACCGCGTGCGCCAGTCTTTTGTAAGCGTATCCAACATCTGCGTGGCATTCTTATCGCCACTCAGCGCAAGTTTCTTATTGATCTCAACGATAGTCTCGCCCCAGCCTTGTGCAATTACGCGCGCAGCAGATTCAAGATCGTTGACGAATGTTGCTTTTGATAACACACGAGCAGCCTTATCCATGAAAGCCGTAGAGTCTTCAGCGATGCCCAATACCTGACGCATGTTTTCAGCAGCATCACGTTTGTTCAAACCCGACGCGTAAGAACGCTCTTTCAGTGCGGCCCAATCTCCAATGCGCTTAGTAAAGTCAGCAAGCCCATTCGCATATTCACTGCCTTGCAGATAAGCCAAACCCTTAAACATCGACGTTCCGATGTCTCCAACCTTCGAGACAGGTCCGATCGTAGATGCACTAACAAAACGCCCGAAGCTCTGCAATGTGCCATCTGTGCGCTGTGCCGGTGTTCCACGATACTCGCGCAGAACAGACTGCACGCTTGGCTCGTTGATAATCAGCGGCGTGCTTTGAAGAACATTCGCAGGAATAGGCTGATTGTTCAACATAGTCTTTGCGCCCAGAGCAGCCATCGCTACAGGCGACGACTCGACATGCTGCTGATATGCAAAGTCCGTGGCCGAACGCCGCGTATAGTTATTCAGAATGTCGATGATATCGTTACTGCGCCAGCTAGGCGGCAGCGGATAACCTTCAGGCTTACGAGCACCAGAGAACGGAATACCACTCTCGATGCCCGGCGGCTTCGAAGTAATCCCAACGCGCTCTTGGAACTTCTCATCTGCATATCTTTGCGCCTCAGCCAACGATGCGCCGTCGGCTTGACGTAGCTGAGTGTTCCATTGCTTGAAATCATTCTCAAGCTTGGTATACTCAGGCGATCCTTGCATCGTAGTCAAGATCCGCTCAACATCATCCGCTATGGAATGCAACGGAAAGTATGTCGGATTAGTGCCACGCGCTCGTTGACCGGCGGTATCGCGCACAGTAAAGCCCTGTGCGTTATAGTCGTTTACGATTGCCGTGAGATACTCATTACGGAGTTGATCATAAGCTGCGCGGATGTCGCTCGCAGGAGTAGAACGCACACCTGAATCAAACTCTCCGGCGAGATGATTGAACAAACGCACGCGAGCTTCTTCAGGCAGCGCGCTCGTAAGAGAGAACTTACTCGACCATTGACCTTGTTTGAAGTCGCGGGTGTTATAAGCAGCCTTTACGTTCGTAGCCACATCAGCAAACGGACCGCCCTTTGAGGCGAGATAATCGAGTTCTGCTGGGGTCTTGGCTTCGGAGAGGATAGAGCGCTGGTAGCGGATGTCTGGATTAGCTCTTTGTGCAGATGCTTGCTCACGAGTTAAGAAATTTCCAGTTTTATCTACAAAACCAAACTCGCTGTTTTCGGTAACAGTTGGAAGATCCATATGTAGATCTCCAAGCTTACCGATTGTTACTTTGCCAGATGGTTCCCGCGCAGCTACTCTTAGCTCTGTTGGATTGTTTTGTTCTAAGTGTGTTGCATGTAGAAACTTGGGATCACTGGAAGGTGCAAAGTCCTCGTTTGTTAAACCAAATAATTCAGAACCACGCTGCATCCTCTCCTCAGCCCCACCAGTCTTCGCCACAGCAACACCCTTCCAAGGCACAGCTTCCGTAGTCGCATAGTGCATCCAAGCGAGCGCGTCTTCGGGCGAGAGTTTCATCCCAACCATGCTCTTTACGGACGACTTCAGCGCATTAAACCACTGACGAATCTCGCCGGGTTTAGCTTTAGGATAAGCCTCGCCGAAAGCCTGAACGAGACCTTCCTCCAGCGCAATGTCTCTCGCCTGTTGTTCATTCTTACCTTCAGCCAAACGAGCTTCGTATTCGCGTCGATACGCCTCAGAACCCTCAGCAGTATCCATCAGCGAACGCTTCATCCGCTCATTGGGCGATGTCTCAAAAACATCGTGACCAATTTCGTGAATGGCTGTGTCAGCCGTGGCCGCCAAAGGATTGATGTAGATAACACGTTCGCCATTTTCATTGACGACGTATGCGCCACGAATTCCTCGGGCCTGTTGCTCAGGCGGAGCAGGCACGATCCTCAAGCCGCGACGAGCCGCAAGCTGAGCAGCCGCGTCAAGATCAGCCTGACTAAGCAAGCCTTCGCCACCCGGACGTTGCAAGCGCGAGTATAGATCATCAGCAATAGCACGCGCGTCAGCGAGTTCTTGCTTGGCTTGAGTGATCTCTGGAGCAATGTCGCCTCGAATAGATCGACGCATCACAGCAGGAGTGCGCTCAGCCAGCTTCAACAACTCAGCTTGACGCGCTTGTAAACTCTGCAACCGAGCAGCAGCTTCATCACTCAAAGCCTGCGCGGCATCAAGATCCTGGAGCTTACGAAGCTCAGCAGCATTCTGCTCGGCCTCAATGCGAGCATTCTCAGCTTGAATAGCCTCAGCCTTCGCAGCTTCTTCAGCCGTCGGCTTGAGAGCTTCTTGCAGCGGAACACCTTCATCAACCTTAGCTGCTTCAGACGGACGCCCAAGGATCTCTTCGGTCGTGACGGCTGCGCGAGTAGGCCTCACAACTTCAGGAGTCCAAGTCTCTGGCGCAACGCGACTTCCGCCTTCGGGGGTAAAAGCTCCAACGCCCTCACGGCCAGCGCCCATTGCTTGAGCAAGATACTCAGGCGTCTGTTTCTGCGCGGCAGACGCTAGACGATTATCTTGATAACGACCCATTATCGTAGCATCCTCAGGCCGCAAGAACTTATTTTGCACACCACGCTCATGCGCCGCATTCAAAGCTTCCTCAAGGGAGGTCGCAAGGAACTGAGGGAACTTCTCAGGATTCTGCACGACATCATAAACTTCAGGCAAACCAGCCAACTCAGCAACCATGCCTTTAGGCAGTTTTTGTTTAACTTGTTTAGCCGTGCGTTCAATGTCTGCAATGCGCTCAGATTCCGGACGCTTCCACCACTCCATTTCAGGCCGCGTCTTAAACAACTCAACCTCGCGCCCAGTCATTCCACCCGCAGCCATCTGTCCGCGAGTCTCGTCCATGATGCGAGCAGACTCAGCCTCGCCAGCCACACGAGCAGCCTCGCTAGACTCAGCCGCTGCAGTACGAAGCGCAGCGAGATCCATCGGAGACTTCGCCGCTGCGACATCAGGCTTTAGCGGAGTCAGCCCAAATCGACGACCAAGCTTAGTAGGATCAGCAAAGAGACTTCCAAGGGCAACATCAGCAGCAAAGCGCGGAGCCGAGAACTCGCCGCCTTGAGCCATATTCATAAGCTGACCAGCGGTCGAGCCAGCCACGTTGACGCCCACATTCGCAGCCGCTGGGAGGAAAGCTGCACGCGCAGCGTCTTTAGACATGCTGCCCAAAGGCGCAGCAAGTCCTTTGATACCGCCAAACGAAGGCTTCAACGCCAGCGCATTCGGAGCAAAGCCGCCAAGATAAGACGCGACGGGCTGATCTTGTTCAGCCTGAGCCATCTGTTGCAAAGCCTCAGGCGCAAACTCTTCAAGAGCTTTTTCCTGCAACTTTCCGGCGCCATAACCGCCAGCGAGGCCGCCGCCGATGCCGCCTACGACAGTGCCGACAGGACCAAACATAGAGCCGCCGAGAGCAC